CACATCAACCACTGATGTATAAGGTCACCTATGGATTTGTGGATAGTGATGTTACTTTCCATAAATATATGTTAGGTGAAGATGATATGGACGCTGCTTATAAAGCAGATGATCTCAAGGACTCCAACTGGACACTAATTGATATTGAAAGACATGAAGAAAACTAAACGCTACTTTCCCAATCGATGGAAAGCTTATGCAGATGTACCTGCTGAGAAGTACGAGACTTTACCTTTTGATGTCTTTATGGAACTCAAAGAGTTATGGGAACTAAAGCGTTCACATATATGTGTCGTTAGAGAAGTAACCAATAAAGGCAAGGTTAAAGAGCACGCTTACCAGCGCCTACATGCTGCCAAAAAGAAAGTCAGTCAATTAATGAAGGACTCCAAAGAGTTCACAGTTTTGACATATGACGCAATGCACACCATTTCACCAGAGGAATTTTTTAGCAATGACTAACAGAACACAAGAAATCAGGTATCAAGAACTACTCAGAGAAGTAAAGAACCATCCATGCAGGGATGAACTGATACAACTTATGAACGAACAGGTAGTCGACGATACATTTCACCTTGTATCTTCAGCTCCCAACTACTCTTAAATCGATAAAGGACTTAGTAAAACAATTAACCTCAATTATTTATGAGTAAAGCTCTTACATGGGGAACATGTTTGGACTTCACTATTAACAACAGAGAAACCTGGATGACTGGAAACGGACGGAAGTCCGCTCTCCATTACTCAGGGTTATTCACTGAATTTCAAGGACGTTCCTTCCCTATCAAACACATTGACTATCCGTTGATGTATGAACTAGGTAATCGATTAAGGAAACGTGGTATGACACACGCTGCTGTGAATCGATTCACCTCTGCCGTCTCAACAGTAATTAAATTCTGTAAAGAGATGAAGGTCGTAAACATTAGCCTTGATGAATTACCTTTCCATCGATTCAAAGAAACAGAGAGTAATCGTACTTTCTTTTCTAAAGATCATGTGAAAGATATGCTTGAGTTCGCAAGGACGCAGATGAGGCGTGATGATCTTGCTGATGTAATCCAATTCGCTGCTCTAACAGGCATGCGTCAATCGGAGATACTGAACCTACCTGCTAAGTGGGTAGACTTTAGTCACAACATTCTCAAGCTAGAGAAATGTAAGTGGGGTAAAGCTAGGACTATTCCTATCCATCCTTTATTGCTACCTATTCTTCAATCAAGAGTTGAGTTCACTAAACCTGATGTCAAGATCTTTGGTGATGAATGGGAGAATGCTGATCAATTAAGACGTGTGTTCTACACATGTACTAATTACTTAGGATTAAAACCAGAGGATGGTTATCACTTTCACTCTCTTAGATATAGTTTTGGGACATGGCATATGGCGTCAGGTACACCACCAATTGACGTGATGAATATGCTAGGTCACACTAACTTAAAGACCACATTAGGATATGCAAAATCAACTGATGAAAGCCAACAACTGCACACTCATCAGCTGCAATTCTAAGTAAACTACTGCGTTATCTACTGCATTTTTATGGCTACACCAGCTCAAATTTCTGAGCAGGTCGAGCTTGAGCGTGACCAAGTTCGACAAGGACTCAAACGATTAAAAGACAACACACGCAAACTTGAAGAAAAGGAATATTCATCTGCTTCTATCTATGGAATAGCTACAATTGATACTTTATTACCCTTAGTTGTTCAATGTATTAAGGATACAAATTTACGAATACATAAAGGGTATAACGGTAGATCTTTTAAAGAGATCGCTGTTTATTTAGCTGAGTTAGAAGCGGAAGCAGCAGCAGCCATCGCTTGTAAAATTGCTATTGATAAGATCTTTAGTTTTAAAGAAAAGAGTAATCAATTAGTCAATGTATGTGATGCGATAGGTAGTGCTGTTGAGGCTGAATGTCAGATCCGGCATTATGAAACACATGCTCCAGGGTTACTAGAAACTTTAAAGAAAAACTATTGGCACAGATCAATAGGTACACAGCAAAAAGTTGTAGTGATTCAAACATTAATGAATCGCTATGAAGTTAAGAGGTGGAAAACCTGGGGACGTGGTAATCGAGTCAAACTAGGAGGCTGGTTACTTGATTGTTTATTAGAAGTTAGTGGATGGTTTACAACAGAGATTAAGAGAGAAGGTAGGAAAACCGTCAACTATGTAGTACCTACACCTGAGTTCTTAGCGATTAAAGATCAGGTCATGCATAACGCTGAGTTATTCAGCCCACTTGCTTGGCCAATGTTGATTGAACCTAACGATTGGTCACCTGAAAAACCAGGTGGCTACTTACTTAATGAGATCATGCGTGGACATGACATGGTAAGGCGTTCTGAGTCGTCACGTATACAGGGAGAAAAGCCTTTTACCTTTCTAAATAAGATTCAAAAGGTAGCCTATACACTGAATCCGTTCATTGTTGATGTAGCTGAACAGCTAGAAGAAAGACAAATCAGTGTAGGTAAATTTCTCCCTATTGTTCATCATGACCTACCAACGAAACCTGTTGATATTGGTGAGAATGATATAGCTCGTAAGAAATATAGAAGAGATGCAGCAGAGGTCTTGAATAAACAAGCGCAAGAATTTAAACGTTCTTGTCGCACAAGGATGACCATGGAAGCGGTTGCTAGATTTAAGGATAAGGAGCGATGGTTTATACCCTGGAGCTTTGATTACAGAGGGCGGGTTTACCCTATCCCTGCATTTCTAACGCCTCAAGATACTGACTTTGGGAAAAGTCTGATTCGATTCGCTGATGAATCTTTTATGGATGACAAGGCTGAGTATTGGATTCGTTTCCATGCAGCTACAACTTATGGTCTAGATAAAGCTACTGAAGATGACCGCATCCATTGGACATATGAGAATGAAGATCTCATCAGTCGAATTGCTACTGATCCATTAGGAAATATCCATGAATGGGAAGTAGCTGAGGAACCATTTCAGTTCTTAGCTAGTTGTGATGAGTTCTATCACTGTCTTATTAAGAGAGACAGAGTAAGTACTGGATTACCTATAGCTATAGACGCTACATGTAGTGGTCTACAAATACTCGCAGGTCTCGCTAAAGATAATTCAACAGCTAAGTTAGTTAATGTATTACCTAGTGATAAACCGCAAGATGCGTATAAAGTAATAGCTGAAACATCATCACCAAATATACCTGAAAGACTTCATCCTTACTGGGATCGTAAGTGTACGAAGAGAACGGTAATGACAATACCTTACAACGCAAAGCCCTTCTCAAATCGATCATACATTCGAGAAGCTTTCAAAGAGAAAGGTATAGATATTGATAAGGATGAACTAACTCAAACTGTTAAAGCTGTAAGAGATGCAATGAATCAAGTTGTACCTGGTCCGATGTCTGTTATGAAATGGATAGAGGATGAGGTATCGAAAGCTATTAAAAGGGGAGCCACTCAATTGGAGTGGGTAACTCCTTCTGGATTCACTGTTACTCAACAGATCTTTAAGAAGAACTTTGAACGCATAACCCTTAAAGTATTAGGTCAATGCAACATGCGTGTTGCGACTGATAACAGTAATGAAGTAGATAAAGCTAGACATAAGGCTGCAACAGCTCCGAATCTTATCCATAGCTTAGACGCAAGCCTACTATGCTTATCATCACTGCATTTTGATAATCCAATAGCTCTTATACATGATTCAGTTTTATGTCGTGCAACTGATATGTGTGAGCTATCAAGGATAGTACGTGAGACATATATGTATCTCTTTGCCGAGCATGACTACCTAACTGACTTTGCCAAACAAATTGGAGCAGAGTCTGAACCACCGATTATAGGAGGCTTGAAGCCTGAGTCTGTAATCGAATCAACCTATTTTTTCTGTTAAATGTATTCACTATTTGATAGTTTTTTCGCACCACCTACCATTGTTGTCGTCTCTGAAGAGAGATTACAAGCAGCGGAGCGAGAAGCTAAAATGAAAAGACTTAAAGCAGTTGACGATAAGTTAGCTGAACTAAGAGAGTATCGCCAAACATTAGCTAAAGAGTTAGCTCCTGCTGAAGAAGTAAAAGAGGAGGCAACTTGTGATGTCTAGAGCCATACACGTAACACCAACACCAGTCACATTATCTGGATTCCAAGCTGTCATGAAGCCTAGTCAATATGGCTATAGCTTGAAGGCTGAAGTAGGACAAGAACTTGTTGATACTTTAGAAGAAGAGAGAGTGGAATGTCTTAAATGGGCTGAATCAAAACTCAAGAACCCTAAGCGCAGCACCTTACGTCCCGAACCTTGGGAAGAAGTTGCCAAAGGGAAGTATATAATCAAGTTCTCTTGGGGTGAAGATAAGAAACCACCAATCGTAGACACAGAAGGGACATTGATTCAAGATCAAAACACTCCTGTCTATGAAGGATCTAAGGTTAAGTTAGGGTTTATACAGAAACCTTATCTACTTAGAGATGGTGTTACTTATGGAACATCGTTAAAACTATCTGGAGTTCAGGTTGTCTCAGTTGCGGGGTCAGCTGGTGTTGACTCTGGAGATTTAGGCGAAACTGAAGCTGCTGAGTTATTTGGTAAATGTAAAGGCTATAAAGCAGATGCACCTAATCCTGTACTAGATACCACTCCTTGCTCTGAACAAACAGATGATGATTTCTAATGTTCCGCTCACGACTAGAGGAGCAGGTATCCGATTTATTATGCGAACTAGGTATTGATTATGAATATGAACCAACTAAAGTCTCTTATCAAATCCAGCACTTTTACACACCTGACTTTCTACTCCCTAATCATGTCTATCTAGAGACTAAAGGTTATTGGGATCCAGCCGATAGGCGAAAAATGAAAGCTGTAAAGGAACAGAACCCAGACTTAGACATAAGGATGGTATTTCAAAACCCTTACAATAAAATCTCAAAAAAATCTAAGACGACGTACGCACAATGGTGTGAACGTCATGGAATCCCATGGACATCATGGGTCAACATACCAATGGAATGGCTCATATAGAAAGCGAATTTGTTAGACATACACCATGTATTAACTGCGGATCATCGGATGCAAACTCTTTGTATTCCGATGGTCATGCTTATTGCTTTGTATGTCATACACGCACTCCAGCGGATGGAGAAAGAACACACACTCATCAAATGAAATCAGATGTACAACTTAGAGGATCAGCTCAAAGGCTGCAACGTCGAGGTATATCCGAGAAGACAAATCAATTCTACAAAATACTCCGAGACGGAGAACTTCTACGCTTCCATTATTTCACGAGCGACGGAGTACTTCAAGGAGCAAAAGTAAAGACTAAGCAAAAGGATTTTTACTATGAAGGAGTTTCCACTGACACCTTATTTGGTCAGCATTTATTCCCTAGTACTGGCAAGCGTATTGTTGTTACTGAAGGTGAATTAGATGCTGCGTCGTGTTATGAAGCGATGGAGGGATGGCCGATGGTCTCCTTACCACACGGAGCTGCCTCAGCGAAAAAAGACATTCAGAAACAAATACCTCTCTTTCAAGGGTATCAAGAGATTGTTCTCTTCTTTGATGGAGATGAGGCAGGAAGAAATGCAGCGGAGGATGCTGCGTCAGTACTACCACCTGGGAAGGTCAAGATTGCGAGGCTTTCCACGTACAAGGACGCATCAGATGCGTTACAGGCGGGGGACGCTGAGGCGATAAGACGTGCTATCTGGGATGCAAAGGAATTTAGACCAGATGGAATTATAGAAGGCAAAGACCTTCTTGAATTAGTTACTACACCCGAACCACCTTGTAACCATGAGTACCCATTTATTGGACTACAAAATAAAACACACGGGATCAGATACGGAGAGCTTACGACAATTACTGCAGGTACTGGTACTGGAAAATCTTCCTTCTGCAGGGATCTTGCAACTCACCTTCTCGAAAGCGGAGAACGGATCGGCTACCTGGCACTTGAAGAAAGTAACAGACGAACAGCTTTAGGATTGATGTCCTCAAAGCTTGGAAAAGCTCTACATATAGGAGAACATGACAGAGAAGAACTTGAAGAGTGTTTTCGTAATACCATTGCTAATTGGAGCCTTTACCTTTTTGATGGCTTCGGGTCTTTTGATCCTGATGTCATTTTTAATAGGATCGAATACCTTGCCTGTGGATTGGAGTGTCGTGTTGTATTCCTAGACCATTTATCCATATTACTAAGTGGATTAGATGGTGAGGAACGTAGGATGATTGATCAAACCATGACCAAGTTAAGAAGCTTAGTCGAACGAACTGGTATATCACTATTTCTAGTTAGCCATTTACGTAGAACACAACAAGATAAAAATCACGAAGAAGGAGCGAGAGTAACCCTTGGACAACTCAGAGGAAGTGCTTCGATATCTCAACTTAGCGATTCGGTCATTGCGCTCGAAAGAGATCAGCAATCCGATAAAGCAGGAAGCTCTACGACTGTGCGACTCCTTAAGAATCGCTATTCAGGCGAAGTAGGAGTTTGCTCAAAATTGAAATACAACTTACAAACATGTCGTTTCGAAGAACATGAAATTGAGACCGACGAACCAGACCAAACCACGGATTTTTGACGGAGACTATGAACACCCATGGTATAAACATTTAAGAAAACCAAACCCACCAACTAAAGAAGCTATCCAGAAAGCCAAATTCAAAGATAAGACGTTCACTTGGAAACATGATGCTCGTATTTGACCTTGAAACTAATGGATTGCTACATGACTTAACTCGTATACATTGCCTATCTATATATGACAGTGAAACAGATAAAATTGAATCATTTAATGATGAACGTAATAACCAGTATCCAATACATGAAGGGTTATCTCGTTTGGCTGTTGCAGACTGGATTATCGGCCACAACATATGTGGTTTTGACTTACCTTGTATACGAAGTCTTTATCAATTTTTCAAACCTCCTAAACAGATACTAGATACACTACTTCTTTCACGTTTATTCCATCCAAACTTATTAGAAATAGATTGGAAGCGTAAGGAAAGAAGAAGAAATGAAGGGATACAGGATTTAATGCCTCTTCAACTTTTCGGTAGACATAGCTTAGAAGCTTGGGGATATCGAATATCTGAATATAAAGGAGAATTTGGAAAGACTACTGATTGGCAGGAATGGTCACCGGAAATGCAGATGTATTGCGAACAAGACGTAGCTGTAACTACAAAATTATGCGACCACTTTCACCCCTACCTGAATGGCTTACGTTAGAGCACAAGGTAGCAGACATACTTACACAACAAGAAATTCATGGATGGTATTTTGATGAACGAGCTGCATGGGAACTTGAATCTGATCTCAGAAAAGAATTGGAAGAAACTTCTCAACTACTTCGAGACAGGCACCCTCTCGTTGCAGGATCAGAATTTACTCCTAAACGAAATAACCAAACAGCAGGTTACATAGAAGGTGTCACATTTACTCGCCTAAAGGAGTTAAATCCCACATCAAGGGATCACATTGCATGGATATTACAAACACACTATGGCTGGACGCCTACATCAATCAGCTTAAAGACGAAAAAACCAGTAATAGACGAGATAGTTCTCAAGGATATTGGGACGGATATTGCGTTAAGTTTTCTACGTTGTCTGGATTTGAAGAAGCAGTTAGGGATGATATCAGTCGGCGTGAACGCATGGCTGAAGCTTGTTACGACGTCTAGTCGAATACATCATCACTGCTCAGTAGCTACAAACACATTTAGATGTGCTCATCGAAAACCAAATTTAGCCCAAGTACCATCAGATGAAAGGTTTAGGAAATTATTTAAGGCATCCCCTGACATGGTTATGTGCGGTGCTGACCTTAGCGGTGTTGAGCTTAGAGTACTATCCCATTATCTTGCAAAATATGATGCAGGACGCTATGCGGAAATCCTTCTCAACGGAGACATTCACCAAACAAACGCCGATAAAATTGGAATCACCCGTCGGCAAGTTAAAACAGTAACTTACGCATTTTTATATGGAGCTGGTGATGAAAAAATCGGACTCTCAGTTGATAAGCAATTATCTAGAGCTAAAGCAAAAGCTAAGGGAAAAGAAGTCAGGAAAGCGTTCATTAACGCAATCCCAGGTTTGGCAGAACTTCTATCGGCTGTTAAGGAGCGGTCTTCCACAGGCAAGATCTTGGCTATTGATGGACGAACGCTCCTCGTCGAAAGCCAACACAAAGCACTGAACTACCTCATCCAAGGTTCAAGTGCAGTATTAGCAAAACGTTGGATGTTAATTACACATGAATCCTTACCAGAAACTACTCACCAACTTGCATTCGTTCATGATGAATTACAATATGAATGTGAAAAGAAAGACGTAGATTACCTCAAAGAATTATTAGAGAGATCTGCTGCACAAGCTGGTGAATACTACAACTTACGAGTAGCCATTGCTGCTGAGTCGAAGGCAGGAATGAACTGGTCGGAAGTCCACTAAATATGAAATTATTAATTGATGCAGACTTTATTGTCTACAAATGTTGTGCTGCAGCGGAATCAGAAATCGACTTCGGCGATGATGTCATCGTTGTTACTAGCAAATTCACCGAAGCCTACGGATGTGTTAAACGAGAACTTAAACGCATATCTAGTAGGTTTGGACATGGGACTGATATTATTCTGTTCTTTAGTGACAGCACTAATTTCCGCAAGGAAATCCAACCTGATTATAAGGGTCACAGAAATCGCAAGAAACCCTGTGGCTACAAGCGTATTATCAACAAACTCAAGACTGAGTATGAAGTGGTAATAATGCCTACACTCGAAGCCGATGATGGTATGGGAGTGTATTCAACACAGAATCCAGGGAACATAATAATCTCCCCTGATAAGGATATGAGACAAATACCTGGTACATTATATAACTTTGAAGAAAGCACACTCATCACAAAAGAAGAAGGAGCTAAATGGCACCTCATTCAAACAATGGCAGGAGACAACACTGATGGTTATGCAGGTGTCCCTGGTATTGGTGTTAAGCGTGCTACATCGTTGTTTAACGAAAAAGGATACAGCTGGCAAACAGTAGTCGAAGCTTTTAAAGAAAAAGATTTAGATGAAGAAGCTGCTTTAGTCAATGCAAGATTGGCAAGAATATTAACTACAGAGGATTATGACCATGAAAGACAACAACCTATCTTATGGTCCCCCTCCGCCAATTACCGAGTTAAAGACGGAGCAGGAATTTAAGCTTAGACAATTAGAAATTATTTTAGCAAAACCAGAGGCAAAAAAGGAGGACATAGTTACTGTCTTCCTTGCCTTACAGAAACAGAACTTTGTATTAGCTAATAGCTTACAAAATTTATTAGATAAATGGCCAAAACCACCAATGATAGCGGACCATCTTATTACAAGCGTGGAA